CTCACACTATGCGGCCGGGTCGTCCCGTACCTCGGGACTCCCGGTGACGCGTATCCGTAGCTGGTCGCCCTCGCGTCCAGCCAGTTCAGCCTGCCGCCAGACCCACGCCCGCCGTCCTACAATGAGCCAGAGCGACAGGTCACCGGCCGCCCAGAACTCGTCGACTATTCCGCTGGTCAACACTTGACCACTGTCGAGAGACCAGGCTCTGAGCTGTGCCGCCACCTGATAGCCGTTCCGGAGCTCCCCACGTTGTCCGCGCATCGAAATCGGCATGTCGTGATCCGCCTGGCTTACTGCTGTCCCCAACTACCATTGGCCACGAACGAGGCACTCACCTCGACCGCGCCGCCGACGTCGACGTTGATACTGAAGTCGACCCACGCCGGCCCGTACCAGTACTTCGTCGCCGCTTCGCTTGACGGGTACAGGTAGAGCTTCACGCCGTCCGCTGACTGTGCCGCGTCATAGAGCGCGTCGCTCGTGTCGTCCCACCAGCCCGACATGTCGCCGGTCGCGTCAGGCAATCCCTGCACATACGACTTGTTCGCGGCGCCGAACGCCGTTACCTCAATCTTGTCGGTCGGCATGTTCAGCGACCACGCCTTCATGTTGACGACCGAGACCGCATCGCCGCTCCCGGTGGCGCTCATATAGACGACACCCTTGCGGCCTGCATACGCTGCCATGTGACTATCCTCCTGCTGAGGCCGCGTGCGGCTGTGCCGCCGCGGACATCTTCTTCGCCTGCGCCCGGCCCGCCCCGATGCCCGCGCCTAGCAGGTCCTGCTCCATCTGCGCGGCACGCGCGTGCCACGTCTGCTCACGCACGACGCCCGGTAGCGCCGCCCGGACGCGCGCGCGCCCGGCCTCGTCCGGTAGCCAGCGGTCCACTACGGCCCGCAGCGTCTCCGGTCCGTCGAAGGTCGGCACGAGGTCGCCGAACACCTCCTCGACTTCTTGCCTGTAGTCACTGATCGTGAAGCACCCGGTCGCCGCCAACTCATAGGCGCGCGGATTCAGTGACTCGCCCGTCGTCACCATCGGTACGTTCTTTCCAAAACCGCGGCTCGTCCGATAGAGATTCAACCCTAGCCGCGCGCGACGATAGAGCTTCGCGGCGTCGGCGTTCTCCACGTAGCCGCCGCGGATGAACTGCCGGAGCCGATGCCGCGAGCCGAGCGTGTTGCTCCAGTTGCCGTAGAGGGCCAGGTCGATCCCGGTCCAGTCGGTCGCGCCCAGTAGGTCGATTCGCTCCTGGAACGACGTCCCGACAAACACGACGTCATGTGCCGGCATGTTGTCGTCATCGTCGGTGCTGGCGGCTATGTGCCGCTCCGGTGACCAGGCGTGCGGCAGGTACGCGATGCCGGCCTCGCGCGCGCTGGTCCGCTCGTTGGCCCAGGCCACGTCAGCGAACGGGAGCAGTCGCCACTGCCGTGCGTCGTCGTAGGGCGACTCCGTGAACATGATGGCGACGCGCAAGCAGGCCCGACGTAGCAGCTCTAGCACGTCCGGATGTATATACATCGCGCTGACGATGAGCACGACGTCAGGCATCACCCGTAGGGCGCGCGCGACCAACTCCTCGCCGGCCCGGTAGAGGATGTCGCCAGGTGTCGGCTGTTGGAGCCCGGACGCCGCCTTCCCGGCCTTCCGCCAGCAGAAGCTCATGTAGGCTCCTGCGCGCTCGATTCGCTGGTCGAGAGCATATTCCCAGACGGTATGCCCGCGCGCCAGCAGCGCGGCATGCAGGCCGGTGTAGACGTCAGCCGTCGACATCGACGCGCCCGGATGAACGAGCAGAATCTTCATGTCCCATCATTCGTCCGCCTGTTGCTCCGCCGGTCCTATGCTCTCAGGGCCGACTGCCGCTGTCCGACCAGCGCCTCCGTCACCGCGTCGATCACGACCGCCCGCTCCTTCTCGCCGACCCACCAGCCGACCGGGATCGACACCTGTCGGGCAGCGAACTCGTCGACGCCAGGGAGATGCCGTTCGATGGCCCGTGCCGCGAAGCCTGGATGATGGTCGTTGCGGCTGTGGACAAGGCCGCTCTCGACGCCGTGCCGCCGGAGGCCCTCAATGAACGGCTGCCTGTCGCGCGGCACCAGGAGCGTATATAGCCACCAAGAAGCGTCCGTGCTTGGCCATGGCACCGTAAGTCCAAGCAATCCGTCGAGCGCGTCCCAGTAGGCAGCGGCGTTCTCTTTCGCGCGCGCCACACGCGTGCCGACGCCGGGCAGGTTCCCGAGCCCGACGGCCGCTGCGACGTCGTTCATGTGCCACTTCGTGCCAACCTCCATGATCTCCTGCTCCGAACGGAACGACGCGGCAGACCGCCTGTCCAGCCCGTACCATCGCAGCTTCCGGGCACGCTCAACCTGCCAGGCCGGCGGCAGCAGCGCGCCTCCGTCGACGGTCGTCAGTGCCTTGATGGCCTGAAACGACCAGCAGACGTAATCACCACCCGACGTCGCGATGCTCTCGCCGTCCCGGCGCGTCAGCAGCGCATGGGCCGCGTCCTCGATGACGGGCACGCCCGCGATGCGCAGGCTGCCATAGTCGCATGCCCGGCCGCCCCAGTCGACGGCCATGATGGCCTTCGTACGTGCGGTGATCTGCCGGCGCGCGTCGTCCGGGTCGATGAGACCGGTTATAGGGTCGACATCGGCCCACCGAAGCGTCGCCCCTGACATCACGATGGGCGCGTTCGTCGCCGCGCAGGTCATGGGCGTCGTGACGACCTCGTCTCCCGGTCCGATACCGAGCAGCTGTAGCGCGAGCGTGAGGGCCGCCGTCCCGGACGACGTGCTCAACGGCGGAACGTCAGCCTCAACAAGACGTCCAAACGCCGCCTCGAACGCCTCCACGCGCGGTCCCTGGCCGACGTAGCCGCTTGCGAGCGTCTCGGCGGCGAGGCGAATCGCCTGCTCATCCATCGCGACCTTGAACAGCGGAATGGTCACGCGTCCCTCCCGCCATGCCGCATCACGCGCACGGTGCCGTGGCTCAGGGTCAGCCATTCGACGTAGCCGGCATGTCGGGCGGCGCGTTGCGACCAGGTATTCCACCTCCACATGACGGCCCAGGCCGGCCCACGCGCCATCTCAGCCGCCGACGCGTAGATGGCTGTGCCGATGCCCTCGCCGCGCCTGGCTTTGTCCACCACCAGCGTCACGACGTCGCCATCCTTGCCGACATAAGGCCGCAGGAAGAGATAGCCGCAATCCTCATCGCCAACACGTGCGAGCCAGAGGCGATGGCCCCCATGCCCCCACCAGAGCCGTTGCTCTTCCGTCGTCACTTCGTGCTGGTCGAAGAGCCCACTTCGCCCGCCGTTGCGTAGCTCACGCACGCGCTCGACCTGCGTCTCGGTCCGGACCGGCACCATGTCGACCGTCAGCATGCCACGCCCTCCTCCTGTTCCTCGGGCCTGGCGACCGTGATGACGCGCGAGATCCACGACACCTGACACGGCGCATAGTGGCGCAACGTCTGCACGATGAAGTCGTAGTCGCCCTCATAGCGGCAGCCCCATCGGCCGAGCCTGGATGTAACATTCGGCGTGATGATGCAGTGGCCGCCGACACGCGTCAGAATGGCCTTCGGCTCGTCCCAGAGCACCCGACCAAAGTAGTCCCGAAATTGGAACATCATCGGGCGCAACTCATCAAGCGTCGCCGCAGCATGCTGGATGGCGTCGAACGTCCCGAGCGTGTAGATGTCATCGTCGTCCTGGAACGCGACGTAGTCACCCGTCGCCTTCAGTAGGGCCGCGTTGATCTGGCAATGTCCCCAACAGTGATGCCCCGCGTCATGCGTCAGGTGGCGCGCATCGTATGTGGCCGCTTGTCTTGCCACGTCCGAATTGACGCTGCCGTGCGTATCCTCGACGACCAGAACCTCGACGTCCCGCGCCTCACGCTGAGCACGAATGCTTGACAGCATGCGTCCGAGCGTGTCGCGCCCTTGCGTCGGCACGATGACCGTCAGGAACGGTGGGCTCACTTACCTCTCCTCTGTCTCTTTCTTCGCGCCTGCCTTGCGAAAGAACGGCGTGCTTGGATCATCCTGCTTCGGCGGCGCGGGCGCCTGGCAGAAGCAGCACAGCCCCTTCCCATCAACATCCCGCACCCAGACAACCCGGCCACAGTCCTTGCATGTCGTCGACGCCATTCGCTCTTCACTCATGCCGTCATCGCCTCCTGCGCGAGTAGTTCGTCGGGAGTCGCCTGATGCGGTGACCCGGTCCCGCCGACGAGAGCGCCGGTGCTCTCATGCTCGAACCAATAGCTGCACGGCGTCCCGACGATGTCGCGCGGCAACCTCGGGAACTCCCGGCACGTGCGCGGGCGCGCGTCATACATGGCGCACCGGCTCGTCGTTCCAGCCGACCACGATTCTGTCCGCAACTCAGGGCATGGTGCCTCCAGCCACGCGAACAGCACGTGCCTCGGCTCGCCATCTACCATGACGCGCTTGAATCCCCTCGCTCTGTAGTAGTCGGCATCACGAGCGACCTGCGCCTCAGTCCGTACGATGACGTCTCGCGCAACCGTCTCGCAGCAGAAGCCGCAGTCGTTGCACTCGCCATGCCGGGTCCACTCGCTCATGCTGCTGTCCTGGTCTTTCCGTATTCAGTGTCGGCGGTCGTTCTTCTGTCTATCATGAGGTCGGCCCCAACCCCTTCAGCACCAGCGCGTTGAACGCCAGATACGGCCGTTCGTTCGCGTCCCGTCGGAACAGGAACGGTGCCTGCTGCGGCGTGACGCCCAGGTACCGCACGCCACCCTGCGTGAACGCACCCCAGCCATCAAGCATCGCCTGGTAGATGCGCTCAGCCTGCGCCCGCGGCGTGTCATAGTCGTCCCTGGCCCCCCGCACGACCACTTGCAGGCCGCTCGTCTCAACAGACGCCGACCCGCCCAGGAACCGCTCCGGTGCCAGTCCGCCGGTCTCATAGAGCGCGATGACCTTGTCCTGTGTCTCGCCGATGGTCCCGCGCCGCACCACGAACCCAGTCGTCACCAGGCTCTCGGCCGCCAGCTTTGCCGCCATCTCGGTCAGAAACACGTCTCATCCCCTCAGTGCTGCCGCCATCCGCCGCGCGATACGCGCGGCGAGATGCGGCACGGCCTCACGGACCGTTGACTCTAGGAACTTTGCCTGTCCTGTCGCGTGAAGCGCCTCCATGTTTTCATGGACCACCTCGGCATACGGGGCCGACGGCCCGCCAACAGATATCGTCACGCTCACGTCGCGACCCTGCGTCTGTGGCTGGCTGACGTCATGACTGGCTCGGAGCGCGCCCGTATCGACTGGTGTCCGGCGCATGCTCTCCAGCTTCTCAACCTGGGCCTCCTCGTAGAGCGCAGGCCCGGCGCTCGCGACGAGGTCTCGGCCGACACGCTGCAGGTTCCGCGTCAGGTCCCGAAGCCCCTTGATCTGGATGTCGATGCCTGCCATTCTCTCTATCCTAGATATGCGGTGACGGTGTACGGCCGGCCAGTGTCCGGGTCGGCCAGCCCGCCGTCCGTCCGCAGAATCGGTCCGCTCTTCCCGTTCGTCAGTATGATCTGGTCCCGCTTGTCGATCGGCTCCTCGCGCCCTGACACGACCGGCGCGAGCGGGTCGATCGGCTGTAGGAACGTCACCTGTGCCGTGCTCACCGTCTCGATACCCGTGTCCGTTCGAAGCTTGACGGCACTGTGCGAGACGAGCGCCGACGCCTGCAGTGACGTCGCATAGGTCGGTGCGCCAGAGGCGTCGGCCGACTTCCAGCGCCTCAGCGTCACGGTCTCCTGCAGCTCGCCGGCCTCGGTCACCGATTGCGCGATGGCCACCGCCGAACGCACGATGTCAGCCAGGCTCACCGGCTAGCTCCCAGGTGCCCCAGGCTTCGGATGCCCTGTCGGCTCGCACTGCCCGCCCTTGCTACGCTCGATCTCTTTCGCGCGGTCGATTGCTCGCTGCTGTTCTGGTGTCGGATAGCCTACGCTCATCGCGTCCCTCCTTACGACAGCGCGGCCGCCACGCTCTCGCTGATGCGTAGCCGGTCGTTTCGCCCAAGCGCCAACTGTGTCGCCGACAACTGCGTCAGTGAGAAGCCGGTCAGATAACCGTCCTGCACGGCGTTGGTGTCCGACAGTGTCGTCGGATCGATAGAGGCGGACGCCTGCAGCAAGTTGTCGATCATGCGGATCTTCAGCCCGTAGATCCGCTTGCCGAGAGCCACTATTCGGTTCGCATTCGCGACGAAGTCAGCCATGGCCTAGTTCTCCGCCGGTGGCGTCGGCCAGATGTCAAGGAAGTAGTTTCCCTGCACGGAGAGGGCGTCGGCGAGGTTCGCCGGGTCCTCGGCCATGAACGCCTCCATCATCTTGTCAGCCTCGCGTAGCACGTTCCCGTAATCGCTCTTCGCGATGGCCAATAAGTCGCTAGCCCGGTCTGTCTGTACGCTCATCTCTGTGTCTCCTCCCGTGTCTTGGTCTGCCCGTGAATGGCCACAGCCTTCTTCACATCGCGTTCGGCGCCGCTCGGGTACTTGTGCTGCGTCACTGGCGCATGGATGACGGCCTCGCGAGCCTCGGAGGCCGAGAGGTGCTGTGCGACCATTGCCCCGACTTCGTGAAGCCTCGCGACGATGCGCTGGTCGGGCTCGCTTGCCGCGATGGTACGAATGGCTTCGGCTACTTCCTGTCGCACCTGCGAGAGCGTCTTGTTCAGCAGCTCTGGGACGCCGCTGACGTTGACGTTGACCGTCGTCGTCTTCAGCGAGCTGCCCGACGTCGGCTGCGCTGGTGGAGCCGGATAAGTCGGCGATGGCGCCGTAGGGTGCGTGTCACGAATGCCCATCTCACCCTCTATACATGTGGAGTGCCCCGGTCCCGGTCTTCTGCCGCGGGATGCCCAACTGAGAACCCAGCACCATGACGGCGTCTGGGATCGGCTTCGCCACCGCGTTGCTGAACGTCAGGCTGACCGGCCCGGCCGTCAGCGACGTAATGCCCTGCGTCTGAATGTCGCTGTCGGCCGTGCGGTCAGAGACCAGCAGCTGCCGCGCCAGCTCGCTCGTCGCGTTCTTGATGATCGCCGGTACCTCGTCCGACGGCAGCAGCCCACCGAACGGTTCCGACCACTCGTTGCCGATGGCCAGCGGCTGGCCCTCGCTGATCCCAGGCCGCAGCACGCCGCGCCGAGGCCAGAGCAGCGACTGTGTCAGCGCTGAGATGGACCCTCGCCACGCGAACCACGTGTCCAGGAGGCGCGTCGCCGTCACGAGCGCGCGACTCTGCTCGCCGCTCCCGGCGCTGTCCCACGTGTCCGCGTTCGCCGGCAGCTGCGAGTCATGGTATGTCTGCGCCTCAGCCAGCGTGACGTATGAGTTGGCGCTCGCGCCTCCGGCAGTCGCGTCGATGGCGACGTCAGCCATGTTCCAGATCCTCTATGTTCACATCTCCTCTGATGTGTAGGAGGCATGTGCCGTTCCCGTTCACGTGTAGGCCGCCTTTCTGGACGGCCCAGTCGTGGTTCACCTTGTCCTGGCAGTAGAGAACGACATAACCTTCTATGTCGTTCGCCTCGACGCAACGGTCCGTCACTTTTACGCCGTCAAGATAGACCTGCAGAGGCCGGCCAGTCGCCATCTCATGTGCTCTATATCCGTCTACCGTCAGGAGTCCGAACTTGTCATACTGGTGCTCGACAGCAAGGGACGCTGGCATCATGTCGAGGGACATAACCATGCCTCGGCCCATCAATGCAGCCACTCCTTCCCAGGTCCGGCGCCTATTTGCCGCCCGCGTATCGGCGCCGGTCGGCCCTGTCCGACCGGCGAAATGGACAGCAGCTCGACCGTGTACGCCAGGTCCATGAGCTCATGCTTCTCCGTGCTCAGCACCTGCACGAAGCAGTCATGACAGACCGGACACAGCACCGGCTCTCCGGCGCGCGGCTCGCGCAGGTGTCCAACGAACGTCTTGCGCGCGTCGAGGTCCAGCCCGCGCACGAACGACCGTACGCCCGCGTCGATGTCCTCCCGGCCCTCGAGCGTCGCAAGGTCCTGCAGCGTCAGTGGCTTGAACGCGCCAACCGACCGGCCGAGCCCCTGCCCGAGGTCGAGCGCGCGGTCGAGCTTATAGATGGGACCAGCGCAGGCGTTGCAGATGATGACGCTGCCCTTCGGATAGCGCTCGAACCCCTGGGCCGGCGTGTCGGTGAGGCTCTTTTTTAGGCTGTCCCTCATGACCGCCACTTTTCCAAAATGTGCTGCTTTTGTACCGCCAATAGCGCCAGCAGCTCCGGATAGCTCAGGTTCGCGTGCCAGTGGCCAGGACGTAAGGTGCCGTCGGGATCCTCAGTGAAGAAATGTACGGCTATCCCCGTCGGCGTGATCGTCCCGGCCTTCACGTCTACGAGGAACTCCTCGAGCAGCTCGACGGGCGACCATGGCTTGACCGGCGCCGGCATCGCCACGACCTTCAGCCTGCGGCCCGTCTGTCGCGATCGCATCACTGCACCCTC